CCTCTTCTGTGTTGTATTCTCAACATCTAATACAAACCGCATTGTATTCCTTTCATTAGGCTAGGTACTGTGACCTGCCCCCATCTAACTCACAATGGACAACCCCATGCCATCCACCTTTTAATTTGTTCTTAGCTACATTGATGTGTCGCTGGTTGTCATCGTCATCACCCTCAGTAACTTGGTTCTTAGCAATCAACAACATCAGGTCTGCCTCTGCTGCCTTGCCTGTCTTACTCCCCTCTAACATGGATTGATCTAAGTAAACTTTATCTTGTGCATCAGCAGACAACTGGCTCATCCATATAATCGCACAGTCATACTTCTTAGCTATATTACGTGCATGGATAGCTGCAGCCTTGAGGTACACATCTGACTTGTCGCTAGTCTTTAAGGCAAACTTATCACCCATATCAAGCACAACTATGTCAGGCTTGCTGTGCTTAATGATATTCTCTACCCACCCTAAGTCTTTACCTGTACTGTCAAACATACTAATCTGATCACGCACCTTCTTGTACCTTGCAGCAGCTAACGCATAGTTAGACTTAATCTCGTCTGTATCCATACTAGCAGCAGCACACAGGTAGCGTTCAGCTACACGTACATACTCTTCCTCGTTACACAACACCATACACTTAGCCCCCTGATCTGCAAAGCCTTTAGGTGAAGCAATAGTAGACGCATGGAAGCTTGTCTTACCTGTGTTGGGCCTAGCACCTACAATGATGAAGTGACCACTACTTATGCCTTCTATGCGCCCGGCGAGGCTAGGTATATTCCATTTCCATTGTGACTGCTGTAGCCCTGCCTCAAGGATCGTATCTATATCAATGTCAGCCCACTCAACATTCATGTTAGGCATGAAGTTATCCTCATGTGCCTCAAGCACCTGACGTAGTGGCTCAAGGGACGTAAGCTTACCGTTAACGTAGTCAAACCCTAAGTTAGCTACTTGCTCCCCTACGTGCTGCCTAAACATGCGAGACAATACATCAGAGGCTACATCCCTAGACATAGGAACCTCTTTGCGTAACTTGGAAAACAGACCCTCATACAAAACCTTGTTGGCTGTAGTCATGGTACTGTACTCAGAGAAGAACAAAGCCTCTAATTCAGAGGTAGATATAGTGCGGTCATACTTATCCATAGCGTTATCTAAGACGCGCTTGATCTTGCGTACATCTTTAGTGAACAACTTGTCAGGACATTTGATACCCTTGTGATCTTCATAGAACTCCTGATCGTGTAGGGTTCTAATTAGAGATAGCTCCATCATCTTCTTAATGCCTCCACTGATACTGGAAATAAGTTAATCATTTCACTCAGTATATATTCTGCAACTAACCTAGTCTCGTACTGAGTGTCCAGCTTACACCTTAGATTGCACATATCCATGAAGGCGTCAAGACTACCTGACCAATACCATTCAGTCATGGTGCTTTGTGGCAACACCATACGTGCTTGCTCTGGGCATACTCCTGCATGTATCATGTTCTGATACAGCGTCAGACTACGAAATTTATGGCTAGTGGCAACAGAGCTTATAACTTGTCCGTTTTCCATAAACACCGCAGCCGTGTCAGATGATCCCTGTTTTTTATCTTCAGCCCTACCACGCCACTCATCAGGCTCATAGAACTCAGGTTCATCATCTACATACCTACGACTAATCTCATTCCAACGTAGGAACTTATGCTTGACTAGCTGTCTAGCTACAAAGATAGGAGCCTTAACATGAAAGGATGCAAAGGCATGACCAAAGGGTGACATGTGCTTATGCTTGGCTAGATACTTGATCAGCCTCTTGTCAGGGTCATTAAGTATAGGTGTCATAGGCTCACCCTCTACACCTGACGTACCAAGTGCCTCACTCTTCTTACCAAAGGATACACGTGCTGCATTAACTACAGACAGGTCACTCCCCATGTGGTCTATGTATGTTACATCAATCATCTTATTTAGCCTTTACGTAGTTCTCAACGAAGTGTGTAGCAGACTTAGACAGGTAAACTTTAACAGACCGCCAAGAAACCCTTCCCCCGTCTGGATTTATTTTAGAACTCCATTTGCCTGTCAACAAATAGTATCTAAAAGTTTTATCACCCTCTTGTATATATACGCAGCCATTACCCAATGTAACGTAGTCAATACCTGCGTCCAATATTTGTTTCATTATCTTTAGCCTCCTTAACTCTCTCTGAGCCGCACCATCAGAATAATCTTTATCATATTTTCTTATCGCTTCAGCTTCAGCTAAAGGTATTTCTTTTTCTATCCATTTGTTTACAGTGTCAATATCTGCAGTAACTACATTATCTGTATTTTCATCAATCATTAACCTACTCTCCCCACGTACTTAGCTATGTGATGTACAAATGGCAACAGACTTATCGCCATCAAAAGATTTACGCCAGTGTGTATCATGGCTATGCGTAACGTGTCACCCCTTGGCATACCTTCAGATACTAACAGTCCAGCCAGCCAGATCGTACCTGTCGTACCTATGTTAGCCCCAAGCACAGCAGCCACAGCAGCAGGTAAGGGTAGTACACCAGATGCAACCAAGGCAATGATAGCTGTAGTACTAAGGCTACTACTCTGCCATGCCAACGTCATAACGATTGACCCAAAAAACATATAGATAGGGTTGCCTAAGAACCAAGTCAAGTGGTCTATGTTACCCATAGATTTCATACCACCACTAAACATCTTGAGGCCAATGTAGAATACTACAAGACCAATGGCTGTATATACATAGTTGTTCATAACTCTACTACCCTCAACGCACCAACCTCTATACCAACTGCAAAGCCTACGTAAAACGTAATCACTACCAAGATAGCTAACGGTATAATTCTATGGGTCACGGTGCTGTACCTTTCCAAAGTTTTATCTGTGCTTCAAGTTGCTCAATACGTTTCTTCAACTCACCAATCTCTCTGAGTAGTTCTTCTCTAGCTTTCATTTGCTACACCCTTTATTGTATCTATAGCTTGTTCATCAGTCATACAGAACCACTCACCATTAATACTTTTATCCCAAGCCAAGGAAGCCTTAGTTGCAGCAATCTTGTGAGCCTTGACCTCTGCTTTATTGCGATCCTCAAAGTGTACAGAATGTATTAACTTGTAGTCTCGCATAGGTGAACTTGTTTGGTAGCTACTGAGCCTATCCTCTGCATCTACTGCCTTTCCTATCTTCACCCAATCAGGCCATGCAGGGTTACGAATAGCATAAACGTAGCCACTCTTTTGCTTTACGTCTTTCTCCAAGGCAGCAAAGGCTGCATCATCAAAGGACTTGTATCTCCCTGCTTTGTGTAAAGGATGATCAAATGATATATATTTACCGTTTACCCACATCCTACTTTTGTTATGTGTTTGCTTGCAGGTAGTACACCAGTACTTTTTTATCTTGGCTTGGCTCTCTAAAAAGTTTTCACCTACTTCTAACTTAACAGAACAATGAATACACTTTGCATCAGCTTTCATCTTCCTTGTCTCCTTTGTGCTTCTTCTTGCGAATGGCAGGACGTTTCTTGTCAGGTATAACCTTGGGTCTGTACTTGGGATTCATCAAATCCTTAGCCATAGGATTAGGTCTTCTCTTTTTATCCATGTCATAGGAACTCCTTCAACTGCTCAATGTCCGATTCTACCCGGTACTTTATGTCATCGTCAAGCCTTAATGCAATAGTGGTTGCACCTGTCCACGCCTCTATCTCTTGTCTGAAACGCAAGGTCTTGTGTGCAGCATCAGGGTCTAACGCTACGATAACCTGAGAATAATTACCCAACTGTTCCATATGTGCAACACTTAAAGACGTACCAAGGATAGCCATACCTGTGAACCCTAGCTTGGCTACAGTGATAGCACTGATAACATCCTCAACTACAACTACAGTCTTGCCTGTACCTCCAATGAAGTAGTTAGCCTTGCCAGTGTAGCGCAACCACTTAGGTTCTGCACCAGCTAAAGCCCTACCTACAGCATCAATTAAAACGTTGTTTATAAAGATAGGAAACACTGCGCGTTTATCCTTGAGGTCATACATCAAGCCCTGATCCCATAAGTCCCACTTTTCTCTGAATGCATCAAGCCCACTACCACTCCGCACAACGTACTCAGGTAATTCCATAACTTCTACCTTTGGTTTGGGTTTATCTTGTTCTACTTCCTGCATCCTAGCTTGTATGTCAGCAGCAGTCATACCAACAGTGTGAACGCCACTGATCTTACACCCTAGCTTGTAGCAGTTATACAAGACAGCACCACCTGACTTATTGGCAGTGAAGGTATTCTTACCACCACAATCAGGGCAATCACCTCTTACAGTGTCACCCTCTCCTAAGTCTAAGTCTTCTATGTACTTATCCATTATATCAAGTCATCCTCTCTGTTGGACAGTGCCTTGGTAGCACCCGCCAATGTATTAACTAAGTAAGGCATCACACTCTGAGGGCTACTGTGTCCACTAACCTGCATGATACCCACAACATCAACGCCACGCTCCACCATCTGCGTGATAGCTGTACGGCGTAAGTCCATAGCTGTCAACTCCTTTGGTAAGCCAGCAGCCTCTTTGACGCTGTTAACTAATCCGCAAATCTCAACATCATCGTAGGGCGTGTATGCCCCTGCTCTAGCCCTAACTCTAGGGGCTACGTAGGGTAGGAACCCAAAGTCTTCCTTCTGTTGTCTAAGCATAGGCAGTAAGCCACCCTGTACAGGCAGGTGAACATCTGCACCACGCTTGCTTTGCTCTAGGTTTAGTACGCCTTTGTCTAAGTCTAATGCTCCCCACTCAAGTAAACGCATGTCACCAATACGCTGCGCCCAATGGAAAGCCATATGCACAATCAAGCCAATGCTGCGCCACTCCCAATTGTTGTACGCTGTGTCAAGAAACTGTTTGACTTGAGGTGTAGTCCACTTGATCTTGCGGGGCTTGGCCTTGGCCCTTTGGATGAGCGACACAGGGTTTGATAGCAGTACCTCATGTCTTCTAGCTGTGTTAAGCACAATGCTTAGACAGGTAGCTATGTAGTTAGCTGCCCTTACACCGTGCTTAACTTGCCAGTAGTCGTAAGCTACAGTCACATTAGAAAACTGTAGGT